TAATATTTGCTGGAACTCCTGTGCATTTCGATAGTTTATGTCAAAACATACTAGACGGGTATGCAAAGGCTAAGAATAAAGATGATTATACTTGGGATGTAATTAGCTATAAATCTACTCAGCCAGAAATGCCAGGTGGCGTACTTTGGGATTCGTATTTTCCTCGGAAAAGATTGAATACGATGAAAAAGGAGTATGAGGAAGCTGGTAGAATACATGGCTATTACCAAGAATACGAATTAGAAGTACAAAATGAAGATGAAGCCGTTTGGGGTAGAAAATATATAAAGCATTGGAAGGGATATTATAAAAATGAGGAGGGCGTTAACTATATTGTTATCGAAGGAGAAAAGGTTCCAGTCAATTGTTTTGTTGGTTGTGACCCTGCAACAGATATCAATACTAAGTCTTCTGATTTTTCGGTTATTATGGCAGTCGCTATTACTCCTGAAAACGAAGTGTATGTTTTAGAATATGAACGCCACAGGTCAATCCCCACTGTAGCTGGTAGAGATGGTAATGATACAATAGTAGGGAAGAAGGGGGTAGTTGATTGGATAATGGAATTACACCAAAAATATAAATGTATTAGTTCTACAGTAGAAGATGTGGCTATGAATAGGTCAGTTTTTCAATCTCTAAACGAGAGAAGAAGGATAGAAAATAAATTTGATATTAGCGTTATTCCTGAGAAACCAGGGGGCAGAGAGAAGCGAAATAAGATATATTCGGGTCTTTCTGGTCGTTTTAGTACAGGAACTGTCCATTTACGGGGAAATATGTTTGATTTAGAGCACGAAATTGTTACATTCGGTCCAAGAATGGCTCACGATGACACCATTGAGACACTGTTTTATGCACTTCTTCACGCTTTTCCGCCTAATATGAAGCAAAAAAAGAAGACTAGGGAGTGGTATAAGCCTAAAAAGAAAGCTAAAAGTTGGTTAGTATCATAAATGCCCAAAGGTAAGGGAACGTACGGCAAAAAGAGGGGAAGACCCCCTAAGAAGACTAAGAAAAAGAAGAAATATGGAAAATAATCCTACTTTATATGAATTGTTTAGTGGAGGATATACCCCCGATGAGCATAGGAAAAGAATGAGGACAAAGGGGAAACCAGAATTAAATCTTCATACTAGTTTAGATATGCTTGGTATGTTGCCAGGAGTTGGAAATCCTGCTGATTTAGCTAATTCTATGTTGTATGCTCTTGAGGGAGATACAGAAAACTCTCTTTTCTCATTAACTCAAGCTATTCCTGGTCTTGGTCTTGTGGCTGGTTTAAAGAAGATGGTAAAACCTTCTAGGCAGATTAAAAAAGTAAATAAATTAAATGAAGTCTTTCGTGTTTGGCGTGATAATCTAGATGAATTTGTCGTGCAAAATCCAGGAAGAGTTGATATGCAGGCTCTCAATAAAGACATTGTGAACGCCAGAATAAGATTTGAAGGCGATGAAATAAAGATGAAAAATTGGATTTATGAGAAAAACAGTGAACTTGGTCTTAGTGGATATGTTGATATTCCAAGAGCTACTCCTACTCGTGGGGACATAAGAAGGTCAGAGCTTAAAAAGGGAAGTGCTAAAGTAAAAGAAAAAGCAAAGGTCGCTGATTCTCCAGAAATGATAAAAGCTAAACAAAAAAAATTAGATGAAGATATGAGAGATAAGGGAGCTAGGTTTACAAAAAGTAAGCTTGATGAATATTAATGCATAAAGGTGTTCCACATCCAAATGACGAAAAGAAAAGAAGAGCAAAAATAGGTCTTCCTACTGGTAAAAAATCAGATGAGAGTTTATGGAATAAAGTGTCTAAAGGGATAAATGTTGCTAAAAGGCAAGGTTTTAAAGCTGCATTTAATTTAGCAACGACTGGGAGTGCTCCATCAGAAAGCAATAAATCATTTTTTGAGGAGATTAGAGTTAGAGATTTAAAGCCTGAGTATGAAAAAAAACAGCAAGAGCTTGATGACTTTCTTGGGGGGATGACAACGGAAGAAGCAGATAAATGGTTGGGTAGCCCAGTTGGGAAAAAAAGATTTGATGAAGCTCATGATTATGGGGAAGCATATAGTAGGTCTTATGATGCAAAAATATATGATGACGATATGTTCACATGGTCTTCTTTAACAGGTAGAACAGATGAGTATGAAATGCCTGGGGGACTTGAAAAAGGAATAATGATGCCTACAAGACCTGGCTCAGTAGCAAGAAAAGAGGAAGGAGAAAGGTATATAAGAGGACAATCGAATCGAGAATATGTTCCATTGTCAGATGATATTCCAGGGGGATGGCTAACTCCAGATAAAGATAGGGGATTGGTCTTTACTGAAGATGAGCAACCAACCTCTATTGATAGATTTAAAAAAGTATGGAGTGAGGGGGATGATTTAAGTAAATCATTTCGTAGTTTAAGTAATTATAATTTGCTTTTCGAGGATGAAACTGGCGATGTATCAATAATTCAAACTCATGACCATAAAAGAGGGGATAAATTGATTGATAGAATTAAGAACAGAGAAGGTGGTTATAGAGATATAGAGGGAGATGCTGTTTTTGACATGATAAACAGGCTAAAACCTAAAAATATATACTATATGGATGCTGGTCAAAATCAAGCATTTTACAAGACAGGCAAGGAGAGTTCATTCCAAGAAGGAGACTGGTCTCCATATACTTACACAACTACAATGATGGGAGCTTGGCGTGGCAAGAACTAAAAAATCAGAACGAATATACCAAATGTGGAACTCTTCTAATTCTCATGAGAGGGTTAAGTGGCAATCCGATAGTCAAGTTGGATATGATTTCTATCTCAATGAACAATTAACTCAAGACGAAAAGGAGACTTTAGAAGAATCTGGGATGCCAACATTTCAGATTAATCGAATTACTCCTATTATAGAAACAATGAAATACTTTGTAACAGCGAATAACCCAAAGTGGAAAGCTGTTGCAGTTGAAGGAAGTGACACTGCTATTGCACAAGTGCACAGCGATATATCTGAATATTGTTGGAGTTTGTCTAATGGAAAAGCAGTTTATGGTAGTGTTATTTTAGACTCTTTAACAAAAGGTATAGGTTATTTCTTTGTAGATATTGACCAAGATTTAGACAATGGTAAGGGCGATGTAATTTTTAAGAAGATTGACCCTTACGATGTATACCCAGACCCAATGAGTAGAGATTTTCTACTTCGTGATGCATCATTTATTATTGTAAGGAAAACTTTAGCTAGAGAACAATTAAAAACTATGTTTCCAGAGTACTCTAGAAAAATTGCTAAAGCAAGTGAACAAGGTGGAACAAATGCTTACTCTCAATCTGATAGGGGAGCTGCAGATGCTATAATTCCTGAAGATATTACTACATCAGTTTCTCCAGATGGGGATAAAGATGATATTCTCGCATATTTTGAGTGCTATGAAAAAATTAGAGTTCCTTATGTCAATTTAAGTGTAAGGATTCACCCAAATAAAGAAGCCATTGATGGAGTTAAGGAAATATCTAAGAAGAAATTAGACCAATTTTCAGATGAAATGAAGGTTTCTACTCAGGAAAAGATTCTTCAAATACAAAATGCTTTAGAAGCTGGTGAAATAATTCAAGAGAGAGCAGAGTTAGAGATAAAGAAAGCTGAGGAAGAGCTAGTTACTTCTATTCAACAAAAGAAGGCTGAATTAGAGTATGCAACTCAAGAAGAATTAAATAGGGTTGAAGAAAAAGTAGTAAGTAAAGAAGAATATGATATTTTGATTGAGAATAAAGATGTTGTTGAAACTATTGTTAGTTCTAGCGAATATCATGAAACAAGAATTAAGGTTACTTGTAGCATTGGCTCTGATGTTACTTTATATGAATATATTCTTCCAATAAAAGAATACCCAATTGTTCCAATCCCATATCTTTATACTGGAACGCCATTTCCAATGTCGGCTGTTTCTCCAATGATAGGAAAACAACAAGAGATTAATAAAGCTCATCAAGTTATGATTCATAATGCAAATTTGGCTTCTAATCTAAGATGGCTTTACGAAGAGGGCTCTGTCCCAGAGGATGAGTGGGAACAATATTCATCTGCCCCAGGTGCTTTATTGAAATATAGACAAGGCTTTAACCCTCCAACCCCAGTATTGCCAGCGGCTATCAATAATGCCTTTTATACTATTACTCAAGAAGGTAAGGCAGATATGGAATATATAGCTGGTATCCCAAGTGCTATGATGGGATTTACCCAACAGCAAGCCGATACCTATCGAGGATTACTTGCAAATGACGAATTTGGGACAAGAAGAATTAAAGCATGGATGGGTAGTATTTTAGAACCAGCTCTTGAGCATATTGGAATTACATTTAAAGAAATAGCTCAATCTCATTATCAAGCTGATAAAGTATTTAGAATAGTTCAACCAAATGCTGGTGGTGGCTATTCAGAAAAAGAAACAAGAATTAACATCCCAATCTATAATGATTATGGAGATGAAATAAATAAGTGGTCTGATTATGGTAGTGCTAGATTCGATATAAGAATCGTAGCTGGTGCCTCAATGCCTATTAATAGATGGGCTTTATTAGAGGAATACTTTAGATGGTATCAGGCTGGACTTATTGACGATATTGCCATGCTGGCAGAGACAGATGTCAGAGGAAAAGAGAATATTATTGAAAGAAAATCACTATATTCTCAATTACAACAACAAGTTGCTCAATTAGAAGAACAAGTAAAAGATGAAAAAGGCACAGTGGAGACTCTCAGTAGGCAATTAGTTCAAGCAGGTATAAAACATGATATTGACTCAGGCTCTATGCAAAGTAAGAAAGACGTTTTAGAGACTGAAGCTCAACAAAAGTTTTACAGGAAGCTCATAAATGAAGAGCAGAAAAAGAACTTGCAAGAACAGAAGGAAAAAGAATAAATTAAACAACTAAAAAAGGCTATTTAAATATGGAACAAACGCAAGTAGGCAACGCAGAGGTTGACGTAAACTCTGCCCCCGAAGGGTTTATTTCTGACGATACCCCCAGTAATGACTTCTTTGGTGCTTTAGAAAATGAAGTCAATGGTGGTATAATTGATGGCGAGATAAATGACACTTCAGCCGATACTCAAAGTGATAATACACAAACAGATGAGCAAGTTAATGCTCCAGCGGATGAAGCTCAGCAAGAGGATGTTGAGACTCTTAAAAAGAGGTATTCAGATTCAAGTGCAGAAGGCAAACGACTTAATACTCGTTTACAAGAACTTGAACCTTATATGCCAATACTTGACGAAATGCGCAAAGACCCCGAATTAGTATCTCATGTGAGAGGCTATTTTGAGGGTGGTGGTCAAACCCCACAAAGTATGGTGGAAAAAATGAAGCTTGGTGATGATTTTATTTTTGACCCTGATGAGGCTGTTGGTAATCCAGGTAGTGATTCCGCAAAGGTTTTAAATGCTACTATTGATGGTGTTGTCCAAAGAAGGCTAACTAATGAGCTATCTAAACAGAAAGACGAATTTCGTCTTGATAAGAAGATTGGTGATTTTAGAAATAAGCATGAAATGGATGACTCTGAATGGGAAGACTTTAGACAATTTGCAGAAAATCAATCATTGTCTCTTGACGATATTTATTATTTAAAGAATCGTGGTTTAAGAGATAATAAGATTGCCAAATCTGCTAGTGAAAAGGCAGTTGCACAAGTTCAAAAGACTCAGCAAAGACCTAAATCATTGGCGACTCAAGGCTCAGCAAAGGTTGAAACTTCTGAAGAAGCTCAAATTTTTGACTCTATATTGGGGATTGACAAGGAACTAGAAAACGCATTTGGTTAATAGCTAAATGAATTAGACTATTAGCCATCTGCTAAACCCTAAATAGAATAGGAGATAAGTCAAATGGCTGATTTATTTAATCTAAGC